CTGGGAGGTGTAAGTGCGATCTGGTTTTTGTAATAACTAGTGTCTACGCTACCACCATAATAAAAAGTCTTAAAAGAGATGACATGACAGACATAGAACTGATTCAAGAAATGATTCTTTGGTTAGAGAGTCACTATAGATATGTCGACTATTGTTATGCTCTTACTGAAAAACCCAATTTAGCTCAACGAATGGGAATGGCTCTTCATATGTCAGAGTCTCCCAATTTGACTCTTCTTAGCAAGCGTCATGCCGTACCACGTGGATCCATGCCAATTAGTACTGAGTTGCCTCCAGCGAACGAATATTTAGTTGCTGCCTATAAATCCTGGGATTTGATAAACTGTGAAACAGCTAATCAACCTGGTTTTTTTAGAACTACCCCAAATGAGGAAGGAGGCATTAAGTCTCTCCGTATGTTATGCGAGATGAGACTATCAGTGTATAATATGGCTTTCGGGTATAACACTCGCGGAACTTTGCGAAGTGTTCAAGCTAGGGGAAATCTCTATGAAAATGATAAGCTTATTAAGCTTCATCAGGAGTTTTCTCGCGACACTGGTAGGTTAACGGACGAAGCCAAGCAAGCTTTTGCTCGTTATGGAACTCGTGCTCTAAAACTCCTTTACTCACAATTTTTAAAGACTACTGATCATTTTGGTAAATATTGGTGGCGTTATACCAGGGAATTATTTCAAGATAATATATATGTTAATTTTTCAACCTCTGCTGGTTTTAGTTTACAATCAGAAGAGTCTATGGAATACGAAGGTGTAACGTACGTTAAGCGGAGAGCCGGATATAAGAAGGAGTATATGGAACAATACTTCTCCTTTATGGATATTCTCAAAAAACAATCTCGGTCAGGAGAAGATCTATATGAGATCAAACGTGGAATAACAAATATCGCTATGAAAAATGAAGTTTTTAATGATTGGGATAAGATAACCATAGAAGCTCTTATAAAAGTATTGCAGAAGTGCCGTCACTTTGCTATAACAGAGTGTGGAGAGAATCTCATGGCTGCAGGTCATGGGAAGCTTCGCCAGAATTTAGAGCGCGGAGATTATATTCGCGTTGGAATGAAGTGGTGGCATGGAGGCGCTATGGAGATGGTTAGAATATTAAAGTACGACCCAGTGCTTTATCCTGATCAAATGTATGGAATCGGAGACTTTGAAAAGTTTGACAAGGGTGTTTGTCGCTTTTTATTACAATTATACATGTCTGAAAGTCAAAGGTATGTGGATCCGCATTTTGAGGGCTCTGATAGAGTTCTCTATGATCACATACTTGCTTTTTTGATAGACGCAATAGGTACAAAAATT